CAATGAGAATCAACTTAAATGTTCCTTTTGACGAAAAAGATATCGCCAAACGCCGTGGCGCCTTGTGGGACAATAACAATAAAACATGGTATATTGTCAATCAACCAGAACTTGATATTTTCAAAAAATGGATCCCCGAACAACTACTGAGACCAACTCAAAGCCAATCAATTAAACATGAACCATTCAAGGTTACCCAACCCAGAACTCCTAGAAAAATTAATAAAAAAATTAAAAAGAGTTATAGAGCATAAATTTATATAAACTAACTTATGAGTTCCTATACACTCGACAGTATAGTAGAAATCCGTTCTGATGTGTGACGGTATGATAGTGAATGTTAGCACTAATTTTGTAGAACTACCCCTTGCTTAGTAGGGATGCCTTAAACGACTGGCGACATTGTTATCAGTAACGTTTTCTACATCATAATGGTTGAAAGTATGCTGTGTCATAGTAATAGCGATAGAGGGCACAGGCTGGTATATTGACCCCAATGAATCGTCAATATGCATAACAGCGAATACGGTAATTTCCATTAATGGTTTGTGAGATATAGTCAATCCTCCACAATAAAATTAAGATTCATTGTCGCACCCGATTAGGGCCTCAAAAGATAGTGTTTTGGTGAGTAGATTTTATATCTACTCGCCTATGCCTAAAAGATAGTATACTAGATACCAAATAAATTAGTTGTAAAAAGTAGCCAAGCAAACTTGTTTGCGAAGGCTAGCGTCTTGTCAAAGACGCATAAATACATATATAAATTGAGGATAAATCCATGTGCATATGCGCCGCAAAATATTTCTTTGATACCGGATGGGTAGTTGTAAAGAATCGAGATAGAAATTACGTACCAGAAATAAGTTTCAAGTTCAGCAAAACAAATGGACTTGACAGAATGCTATTTGTAGATAACATGACCGAATACATGGAAGGCATGAATAGCAATGGCGTCAGCATATTAGGCACTAGTTTAATGGTCATTGATGACGAACAAGAAATCACCAAACGAAACACTGGTGGTCAAACAGATGGCGAAAAGATCAAAGAAGCACTAGCAGAAAAAACACCAGAAAAAGCCGCACAAGCAGTTGTTGACTTAGAATTAACTGGTTGCACATTTGTGTTTGATGACGAAAAATTGTTTGTAATTGAGGCTTGTATCAACAGTGATGGCAAATTCTATTATGACATGAATGAAATCAAGCAAAACAAAACAATTGCAAGAACCAATCATGGTGTGTGGTTAGATTGGGCTGGATATCAAAAGGGTGTTGACAGTAATCAAGACAAATCACGTGCAAGTAGTGAAGCACGACTAAAACAAGCACAAGATGTATTAAAGAAGGCAAAAAGCCCACAAGACATCATTGATGGTCTGTGTCAACAACCAGACAAAAAGAACACACAAATGAATGCACTGCGTACAACCACAGACACAAAGAAAATGCGTACCACTGCACAAGAAATGATCATACCCATTGAACGTACATTCTTTGTAAGACCAGTACAAACCAAACTAGAAATTGACTTTTGGAAAATCAATCAAGAAGAACCTGACATGTGGGTAGAAATATTAAGCAATCGTAGTTTGAAATACCCACCAGACGAAGGCATGGATTAACGGGACTGTTAACATACCATAGCAGGATGCGGTAGAATTTGTTTTGTATGTTTCCACTACAACGCCAAATGCTAGTCCCACCCAAACAAAAGCCCCTTACGGGGCCCTTGTCATTTCTTTGCTATTTCTTCTAGTGCATCAGCAATTCTACTTAATTTCCATTCAATTTGATGTAATTGATCTCCAATTGTGTATCCAAAATCGTTTTTCAATTCAAACTTTTCTGCTAAGTTATCAATTGAATTTACAATATCTGTAATGTTATCTTCCAATGCCATATCATTCTCCTAAAATATCTGTCAACATCGACATTAAACACAGTATACAACAAAGTTTAATTATTGTCAAGTTTTTGTCCAATAAATAGTTTTATGGAGGCAGTATGAGTACCAAGTACAAAAACATGTTTAGCCGTTGGCATCGTTATGATAACAATGGCGTTAAGCACATCAAGCGTTTTGAATTAAACGAAACGCCAAACCCATTAAAAGAAACGGGCTACACCGAATGGGTTCGTGGCACAGGCCCACTTAGTGAACAACATTATAACAATGTAAAAGTTGCATTGCAAAAAGCCTGCTTGGGAAAACCTAAATCTATAGAACACAGACAGAAAATGCGATTGGCTAAATTAGGAGTACCAAAAAGTGAAGAACATAAACGCAATATGAGTATTTCGCAAAGGCGTAGAATCTATGGTACAGAAAAAACGGGTTAAGCAACAATACATACAATTAGACCAACGTGATTGGGGTGTTATATACAAAGGTAGATATTATATTGAACGACAGATGGAAACCTATGATGCTCTTGACAAACGACAATGGAGTTCAATAAAACATGATATGCCTGAAATTAAATTTGTAACTATATTAGCACTTAAGAACAATAAATTTGTACCAATTGGTTATCGTTGCACAGAATGTGATAAAACATATAAGTCATTGGAAGTAATCCAAAAACATAAAGATGTTTGCAAAAGACTAAATACTATTAAGAAGTCAAAAGAGGAGTACGAAGAAATGCCAGTACATAGAATTACAGTTAACGGAAAAACAATGTATCGTTGGGGCACAAGTGGCAAAGCATACCCTACAAAAGAAGAAGCAGAACGTCAGGGTCGTGCCATTCATGCTCAACAAAATCAAAGTAAGGATAACAAATGAAAAACACATACAAACTAGAAAAACACAATGGTCAAACATGGGTTAATCTAGAGCCACTTATGGCAGACATACAAACAAATTACAATGGACTATGTGAAATGGATCTAACCAAATTCAGTCAAAGTGAAGTTGAACTATTAGAAATGAAAATGGTAGGTCTACAGCAAGTCTATCAATTTTTAGGTGCGCTTGTTATGGAAGCCAAATTAAGCGAATTACGTGAAACACAAAACATACAAGAAGAAATTAACAAAGCAACACAAACTTACAAGCAGGCATTACAATGACAAAAAGAGTTATTCAACCAAAAACGGTCCTCGACAGACCTTTTACACAACACATTAGCAATTTCGACAGAATGACTGTTGGACTTGGCAAATACATGACAGACATGGAAATGGATCAATGCATCAATTTCATGGACACACTTAAAGACACAAAATATGACATTAACCCAAGCGTAGAAGATTGCAAAACACAAATGCAATTGATGTTTGGTAAAGAACGATTTCATCAAATGGTAATGCAATGGAGCGAAGCAAATCAAAAACTATTGACTGTGTTTGGAACTAAAAAATATAAACGCAAAGATGGAACCGACAAAACAATTTATGATGGTCTCGATCCATGGGACAATCCAGAAGATTACGAAAAGGTATATGTATGAACAAGTTACAAGAATATATTAGTTGGGCAAGATCAATGATGGGCAAAACTTTAGAAAAGCCTGTTGAACCGAATGTACTGGCAACGCCCATCATTGAACAGCCAAAAGCAGAGGTAGCAAAAAAGCCTCGCAAACCTAGAAAAACAAAGGAGCCAACAAATGGTAACAAAGAATAAAACAGTTAAAGTCACTGAATACACAGATGACCAAGTTGAAAGTTTCAAACAACAAGTAAGAACTCAAACAATTGGTAAAGCACATGACATTATTCGTGAAGTCAAATTTAGCAATCCTGATGATGACACATTAGTAAGCCAATTAGAAGCAATTCTTAACGCAAGATGATTAAGTTTATTAAATTTGCATGGCCCATTTGGGTCATTGCATTTATTATAGGAGCAAGTATAAGATGGCTGATCCAGTAAACAATTATTACGATCAAGACCAAATCAATAGTAGTTTAGAAAACACACTGGGTCTTGATCCTATGAATAACAATCAGAAAATCAAAAAGGGTCGTGGTGGTGCCAGAAAAAACGCAGGTAGAAAAAAAGGCAGTATTCAAAAATTAGGTGGCGCAGACTTATTACATGCAATTGAAATAACAACTGGCAGAAGTTTTGCAGATAATATTGCTGACCACTACTACAAGGCCATATTACGAAACGATTGGCATGATGTACGTGATTATGAAAAGTTCATTGTAAACAAGGTTATCAGTGACACAAAAGAAATTGATGTTACCAGTAAGGGCGAAAAACTTACAGCAGTATTCAATTTCCCAACTGTAGAATTACCTGACTGGAAAGAATGAATAAAACGATTCCTTTGTACGGCGAGCAGAAAACTATCCTGCAAGACTGGCTCAATACCAACAAACATTGCATAGACATTGTGCCTGTTGGTAGTGGAAAGACGTTTTTAGCGTCTATTGCCTTACCTATATTTGCGTCGGACCCTCGCTACCACAAAGGCAAGGACATTATCTATAGCGCACCAACAGGTGCTATGATTAAATCCTTGATCTGGGAGCCATTGAAGCATAGTTGCATCAATAACTTTGGATTGGTTGATGGTCGAGACATCAATAACAGTGAATTGACAATTAAGTTTCCTAATGGCGTTTTTATTCGTTGTAAAAGTGCAGAGCAACGTGAAAACTTGCGAGGCTTAAACGTAGGCGTATGGGTCGCTGACGAAGCCGCACTTTACACACGTGACACACTACAAGAAATTACCAATCGATTAAGACCTAAAGTTGGTCAGCCTGAAACAGCAGGTCGCATGATTGTTATTTCAACACCCAATGGTGCAGGCCCACTCATGGACCTATTCACACTTGCGCAAGATAATCCTGACAAATACATTGTTCGTCATTACAACTATTTGGAAATGCGATCAGGCAATCGTGACTTTATTGAAGAACAAAAACGCATTATTAGTCCACTAAAATTTGCACAAGATTATATGTGCCAATGGGAAAGTGTTGCAGACATGTTTTTCTATAGTTGGGACAAAACAAAGTATACCAAAGATGTACAGGATCGTCATGGCGATCTTTATACCTTTCACGACTTTAACAAACGTGTTATGTGTGCATGTGTGGCACAAGTTACAAAAGATCATACACCACAAGGTACAATAGAAATTATTAAAAGTTATGCCATACCAGATTGCAGTACTGAAGGCATCGCAAGTGCAATTCGTGAAGATTTTCCTGTGCGCAGAATCAATAGCATTATTGACATGAGTGGTGCACAATTAAATCGTGATACAACCAGTGCGTTTGGTGTCACTGACCGTGTTATCCTAGAAAAATATGGTTTTACAATTGTAAACACTAGAAAAAGTAATCCACTAGTTTCAGATACCGACAACACAAGCAATGCGTTTA